GCTTCAGTTTGATAGTGTACTTTACGACGACGTAGGTTGTCGTCTTTAACCGAGTAAGGAGGATTCATTAGACCACCAACTTCAGTATGTGCTGGTGAATCTTCAAACTTAGCATCCATGTCTGATTCAGTTTCACCTTCAGGTTTCTCTTCAGACATCTTCTTTAGTTTACGGAAGTCGGATGGATTTAGAATATCAGTTGAAATGTTGTCTTTTCTAGACTTGTCAATCTTTTTGACTGTTGGAAGTTTTTCTTCTTTGATTTTGTTTGGAACCAATTGTCTATCATATTTGATTTCATATGACTTAGCAAGAGTAAGAATCTTATCCACCAAACGAAGTGCTTCTGGATTTAATGCTTTAACACGTACTTTACGTAAACCCATGTTTACCAATGCTTCAGGTGAACCAGTCTCTGGATTATCTACACCGAGCATCATAGCAATCATACGTGCTACTTTAATTCGATCTGTTTTACGGACGGTTTTATCAGTTAAACCTTTTTCTTTTGCTTCATTCATTGGGACTTCCTTAACGTCTTGGATCCATTTAGACTGAAGATTGCCGTCCATGTCACGGACTAACAAGTGATTGGATCCACGTTTGGCAACCTCATAGACTGTGTTATTTTCGGTGACCATGTCACCTACGTTAAATATCTCTCCACGGAAATACTTCTCACGTAGAGTATCTTTTTCTAATACAATTTCTTCACGGATCGCAGGTAAGTTCATACCCATACGGACATCATTCATTAGTCTGCGTGCATCAATCTCACGCATTGTAGATGGTAAACCTTTTTTGAATTCATCAAACTTACCAGCTTTGGCATGCTCACGCATTTTAGTGCCAGACATACCAGCAGGAGAGTTATCATCATCTGGATCACGCTGCCCAGAAGAAACTACTTCGATAGTGTCAAACTTATAGAAGCCATGACGATCTTTCTTACCATTGTATTTGTTTAATGTGGTATTGAAATTTTGATATCTGTCAGAGCCAGCAACCATAACAACATTTTTATAACCCATGTTGTGTAAGGCAACGCATGCTTCTATGAAAGTGCGAAGATCGTCATCTGCAGCACGGAAGTTCACACGAGGGAACATCAACTTCAGATACCTGATCTTCTTTTCTATAGAGAGGGGATTCTTTTTAGCGTCCTGAGACTTGGACGCAAATACAACGTGGTCTGCACGCTTTTGTTGAGCCAGACGCTGTACAACATTCATCAACAGTTCGTGACCATTGGTCGGAGGATTAAATCTTCCAAACGCAAAAACGACTGTTTTTGAAGGTAATTCTTTTATTAATTGTTTATACTGTTTCATTTGACCCATCTATAAATGTATTTGTAACTAATATTATTTAGGACTGCTCTAACTTTAGTTAGTTATCGCTGCCATCCTTTAATGATTTCTGGAGAGAAGTTAGCATTACTAAACTCGAGACGATCGACAATCTTGACAGCACCACCAGATAGGTGGTCAATAGCAACGAATCCCTCAACGCCAGTAACCTTAAATCCTTTAGAAGTTCTTAGGAATGTGGAGATATGTCCAGCCTGATTCATCTTATTGATAATCATCTGTTTAGCATCTGCTAAAAGGTTAACCAAGTCAAAGATTTTGACAATATCTTCCTGTGGGTGATTCGCAAAGAACTTTAATACTTCCTTACGCTTCTCTTCACGAGCAGACTTAGCCTTCTCAGTCTTTAACTTATCAATCTCTTTTTGGTATCTATCATGAATGAAGTGATATAGACCAGTGACATGAGATTTAGTATTGGTGATTCGCTCACCTGCTCTGATCTTTGAATTGTTATATGTATTAACTGCAGTATTCAACTCATCTTGCATAAAGGCATTCAGAGTCGCAGCAGGAATAGTCTGAAACAATTTACCAGCATTTGATAGCATATTAGTTAATTGAGCAGTCTCTGCATCAGTAAACGTTGCTGTTCCAGAATAATCTTTGTAGTTAGCATCCATCTGCCAGACGCTAGGAATCTTGTTAAACTTTTTGGCGATATTCTGTCCGAATGCTGCACGCATTGATTCAAACGAAGTACCAGTGTAAGCAGTATGCCACACAACGCCGATCTTGGCGTTACGGATAGATTCACCAGAAGCATATGGCACAGCATATGCGATAGTATTTGGGTGGAACACGCTGTATTTTTGACCATCAATCGTCTCAGTCTTGACGTCTCCCTTAGTGAACATCAAATCACCTTGGTAAACACCAGACTTGATCCCCAGTTTAGAGAACTCAGCAAGAGCCACCTTCAGCTTTGCAGCTAGATCGCCTGATGTATCAGCATCGATGTCAGCAGGTGTCTTGTAGACTTTTGGTTCTTTGTTGAACACGCCTTTCTTAGCGACGAAGAATTTCTTGTCACGTGGATCAATACCAACAAAGATCGCTGGAGCACCGTCCCACTTAACTGTGGTAGCAAGATGCGTCTTTGCTTTGCCAGCAAGCATGTCTCTAAGATCACGCAGGAAATTGATAGCACGTCTAGCACCATTAACACCTTCGTCAAATACGAGATCCTCCACATGAGTCATGTGGGTATTTTTAGATTCGTTTATTAGTTCTTTTAATGTTTTCATCTAATTTCCGATACAATTCCATGTTCGACATATTTGGCTTCAAACCTAGTAGTAGTAAATTTACTAGCGAGTTTCAGGAACTCTTTTAGGTTCGACATAGAGTCGTCAAACAGTGATACTCTTTTATATTTATCTGTCTTCAGAAAACTCTCTATCACGATCGCTTTCTTAACAGCAGGGGAAATATCATTAGACATATTACCAACACGATAGACATGAATCTTGTCTATGTCGATATTATGTTTACGGAATGTATCGAGGAAGATTTCTTTGTTATCAAAGTCACACCGAGCAGTAACAATTTTAACATCGTCATTGTCAGCTAGACATTTTCTAACATTATCTAACAACCCATTGATAGGTTTAGATTCATTGAAGAACTTTTCAGCATCACGAAATTCCGAAAAGTCAAATTCCTCACCAACTTCTAATTCGTATGTATTGTATTCAGAGTTGGAGAGGAGTTTAGTTACACGACCATCTTTCAGGACTCGGATCTGTGCCGTAGTTTCGAAGAGGGTTTCATCTATATCAAAAATTTTCAAGTCTTTTTTCATCATCATAGTTATATTATACAACAGAAATCCAGAAAAGTCAACACTTTTCTGGAGGTTTTTTCAAGTATTTTCTATTGTAAAATCAACAACTTACCAAGGGTCGCCAGATAGTTTCATCGAGGACGCCATCTTCTCGGACTCAAACTTGAATCGGATCTTCATAATCTTCTTCTCCCCAGCCTTGACCCCTATTGAATCGTTACCCACTTCTTCAAGATGTAGAGGGTATTTTGCTAGGGCATCTAGTTTAGGATTAGATGTAGGATCCATAGAGACTGCAGAGTAAGGTGCTTTGTTTCCTTGCCCTGTGACTTTAATGTATGGTGGTGAAATGATTTCGGCATCCATCCAATCGGACAGGAGGTATGCCATAAGTTTCTTATCATTGAATGGTTTTAGTTGTGTCAATAATTGGTCACGTAGAGACTTTAGAAGTTTAGTTCCTTCTATCTCAGTATTCTTTTTAATCTGGAAATTAGTTCGGATAAATTTCTTACGTTCGGTAGCAGATATGGGCAGATCGTATTTCTTAATGACTCTGTCTGTCTCTTTCTTAACGTAGTCGCCCAACTTCATATTCAGTGACTTATCAACAGTACCAACTCCAGGGTTTTTAAATCCAATATCACCCTTACCTTTGGTCGCTTTAGCTGACAATCCCAAGAAACCTTTGCTTGGTCCAGATGAGAATTGTATCAGAATGTCAGTTGGGTTTTTCTTTTGATCAACAGGTTCACCAAATGCTGCTGTCATAGATCCAGGACGAGCAGTCCACCAAACCCCTTTGATCGCTCCACGATACCCATGCGCCTTTGCCCACGTGACAAACTCCTCTGCCATCGCTTGCGCTTTACCCATAGCATCCATGGCTTCTTCAGGTTTACACTGAGTCAGACGATTTTCATATGTTCGTTTGGCTTCATTGTCAAACCACTTATTACCATTCAGAACATAACCAGTATAAATTTCATTGATGTCGGATAATATTGTATTCGCTGTCATTACTACTTACTCATATACTGTTTAAATTTCATGAATGCGTTAGTCTTACCTTGTGGATTCTTACCACCTGTATCAGCAAAAGTAATGTTTAATTGATTGAACACAACCTTACCATTTGGTGATTTGAAAACCATGTTAGCATTATTTGTAGTACCATTACGCTCAATAGTCAACACAAACCCTTTGGAAAGATTGGCAATCATCTTTTGCAGTTCTGGACTATTGCGTGAAGAAAGAACCTTCTGCTTTCCTGTCTCTCCGATAGCAGCGTAGAAGTCATCCTCGCCATCAAACCCTAGCATCTTCAGAACACGCTCATTGATTTCTTTCTTATGCCGTGGATAGTGGGTTTTGAATATAGTAGCAATAAGAGCAATCACATCACCATGTGTGCCTTTAGCAGTTTTACGAGCAGCAGCTTTATCAGCACCTGCCTTCATTTCAGCACCGATGATGTTTTGTAGGCGATACAACTCATTGATCTCTTTGGCTGAACCAAAGTCTTTAACAAATTTCTTTAGGAATTCTTCAGATCTAGTAGGTAAAGCAGAGGTGTTATCGTAAAATAATGTTTTGATTAGTGAAATGAATGTAGAGTTTGATAGGTTAATAGCATCAGATTTGTATGCCTTCAAAGATGCCATGATTCGATCAACCACAACTTTCTCGGAATCTTTCGTCACAGATAAGATTAGATCAGCTTTAGTCACACCCTTACCTGAATCACCTGTCAACTCAATATCGAATGTCAACAGTGGGAAATCTTCAACTTCCATAACAATATCTTTGAAGATCTGGTCTGCCATAACTTTACCAGCAGACTCTTGGCGCATAACCTCATTTGCATCCGCACCGAGTTTGACAACTTCTTGTTTCTTTTGGTTGTATAAACTCTGAAGAGTATTTGTTTGAGAGCGAGTGGTAATACGTCCACCTGCAGCAGTGATAATTTTAGATAGTTCTAATGCTGTAGCATATTCGGACAAGTAACCAAGTCTACTCTTTAAGTCTACCTCTTCACTCATAATATATGAACCTAAATTTAGTTTTACTTTTTTACCAAACCCAAGACTGCGGAATGCCTGAGAGATTTTCATCTTCATCGCACCGAGGATTCTCGTGAACGAAAATACTTCGTCTAATTGTTGTGTTTGTTTGAAAGAGAGCATGTGTAATCCATCAGATATAAGTTCCTAATAGATTATTTATAAGATGTTAGAGTCCCATATTTCTTTGAGTAACTTACCCTGAAGACGATACGCTTCTTTTTCCCATGGAAGATCTAAGTATTTCACATTTTCTCCAATACGGCGATTCTTCCATCGTGGGTTTTTGCTCCACTGTAGATCTACCTCATTGCGAACATATTGACGAACATGAACCATCTCATGACAGATCGTTTCAATGAAGTCTCGCAACTGCTGCTTCTTTTCGACTTCAATTTCAAAAGTTCTGCTGTCGTCAGCAAGACACCATCCAGACGCTTCCCCTTTAAGATTTTTGATGTTTATTTCAATCATCAGTGTTTTGTGTCTTGGGAAGAATTTTCTGACTAGGTGACTTGTAACCTTATGCGCAATATCTTTCTGAAATTCTGTACCACCTCGGACTTCGATCAAATTCATACTTCACCCTCCTATGAATAGATCTATTATACCTCAGTATTTATAAAATGTCAAGCACTAAATTTCTGGTCGATCCACTCCAGAATTTTAGTTTGTTCTGCAATATTAGTATTAGCGAATTCTGTTGTGTATGGCATCAAATCAAAGTTGCTCAGAAGATTGGAATACTTAGTTTCTCTACCACGGAGAAATTTCTCTGATTGGTCAGACCCACGATCTTTATATCTCTGTTCCAGAATATCTTTTGGAGCACTTAGGTATACAATTTCAACGTCAGTGTCTGGAAGTGTCAACGCAAACTCCAAGAAAGATTGATTGAAGATACGATCACCCTCAAACAGAATATTACAATTGTGGGTAGCGATCCACTTCTGGACTTCTGGTTGTACAGCCATACTCAAACGATCAGTTCCAGCAAAGGTTTGTCCTTGCTCATACTTACCCAAGATATACAAATCACGTTCTTCGTTATACAGAGCAGAAATAAGTTTCGCAGGTTCAGTTTGGATCCACTTTTTACCTGCCATGTATGACCAGAATAAAGTTGTTTTACCAGTTCCAGGTTGACCACCAACTGCTACAATCTTGCGTCGCTTT